CACGTACCCGAAAGAGGATGTCATAATTGCAGGCATCATTATACAAACCATAAAAAATGTAACTCTCAATATCCATGTAAAAATGGGATGGAGTGGAGACCTTGTATATCTGAAAGAGAATGGTACATAAAACACATCAACCCTGATGCTACCGCACTGAAAGAGTTTCCGATACACGAAACCATAATTGAATTACTTGGTAAATTTAAGCGAGGTGATGAAGAATAAAATGTGACGTTTTTACCGGTAAAAACGTCACAAATAAAATAAAAAAAACACATAAATGAAAAGAGAAGAGTTGATAAAGTATTTAGAATGGAGTTGCGATACAAGTCCATTACCCGATTACTTAATAAAGGATATTGACGACTTTATTGCCACTTATCCCAATGAGATGGGGAATATCGAGAAACAAACAGATGAGGAATTTGCAAAAATGAAAGATGGTAGTTTTGTCCAAATAGGCTGTATTGATGTCAAAAGAGATTTATGGGCAAATATAAACTGTCAGAATCATATTGATCCCGCTACTTGTAATAGAGAGGTGTCTTGTTTAAAATGTGATAAATATAAAATTATTACACAAGAAACTAATGGTTTATATCGAATAAAGAAAGAAAGAGTGCATGAGGTAATAAGTCAGCTAAAGGCTAAATTAAATAGTAACCTTGATTTCACAAAAGAATCTTTTTGTAATAATCTTGATACCTTTAGGGACGAGATATTGTCGCTTCCTATTTTATGTCAGCCAAAGGACGGGTTAACATATGACTTAAAACAATATATGACTAATCTCTTATATGCTGCCTATGATAAGGGTAAAGAACCTATCAGCCCCATCGCATTCGACTTAGATGTAGAAGAATGGGTTAACGGGATTGACCTGTACTTTAAACAGTAGAGAGTTTTTGTCGGTGCTCGTGGAGTATCAGACTTGGTTGACCGCATTACCGCAAATGCGGTATTTTTATTTTGTAGTATCTTTGTTGAAACAAGAATAGAAAAGCATGGCTTCTAAGAAAGCAGAACCGCCAAAAGAAAAGAAATTATCCTTTGAGGCAGATAATCCCATAGAGGAAGAAGAGATTGGTTTTAATCCCGAAAGCATAGTTAGGTTAAGAGAGGATAATGGTGGACTACCTGATGATTATAATCCCTACGAGGCGGGGTATAAGATAGCTAAGTCACGATTCCTTGGTGACACGCCCCCTTATGAGCAGTTTGATGAGTTTGGTGCAAGGCGATGGGAGATAATTAACGACAATGATGAGGATTTAACACCCGTTATATTTAGTCTACCTAAACCCCCAAAAGATAAAACTAAGATACATGGCTATAATCTTGAGAAAGATGAGCAGTACTTTCGTAGGCTTGAGATGCCACGTAAGTTACGCAAGATAGAAGCCCATGCACTAAGATCACTCTCGGATATCGAGAAAAAGAACCGCCAAGATACAGTCCAAGGGTACAAATTCTACCTGAAGTTTTGGGAGATTATAGAACAAGAACTTGATAATCTTGAGGAAGAGATCATTTGGATTAAGAATGTATGGTGGTGGAGAACTTATGGATATTGGTTCTATAATGATGGTGAACCTACGTTTATGCCTCCCGACTATTTTGACTTCTGTAATTTCTATCACATAGCCGAGGCAGAGTGTTATCCTGAGTATAGAGATGATGTAAGGCGTAAGTTCTGCTTTGCTTGGTATCTTGAGGACTGTACAGAGACGTTTAAGGACTTAGACGACCAAGGAAGGGCACAGAAGAACGTAGAGGGTAAGTATGAGATGGTAGACCTTGGCAGGCGTATCTTTTTTGGTGACGTAGAGCCGAAGACACGTCGAACTGGAGCAACACATGAGGCATTGCACAAAATCCTCAAAGGGGCAATAACCAATCTAAGTTACTTTAGTACTATTATATCCTTTGAGGGCGACAACGCAGAGAAACACTACAAGAAGAAACTACTCCCTGCCTTTGACTCTTATCCTATGGTTCTTAAGCCTATTTGGGAGGGGAATAGGCGACCAACGGTATTAAGACTAAGCGCACCACCAAATCACTATCTAATGCAAGGATTAAAGAGTGCTGTGGCATTTTCAGATTCAGGAGGTCTGTTCAAGAACGACGGAGATAGACTTAATGGGGTGCTCAATGACGAACAAGGGAAAAGTTTGGGTAGCACAGCAGACATTTTTGAGAGATGGCACGTAAATAAATACACCATGTCAACGGGTATGGGTATCAACATCCTCAAGGGGGCGTATGTTAAGAACCCTTCCACGGTTGAACAATTAGAGTCGGGTAGCGTCCCTTACTATAAACTTTGTATGATGTCGGACTTCTACCGCAGGATACCTATCAAGGGACAGACGGTAGAGGGGTTTGCAAGGGTATTCTTACCCGCCTACCTGCGTTTAGAGGGCTTTATAGACCGTTTCGGCAAGTCAGTGGTAGATAAGCCCACCGAGAGGCAGAAAAGGCTCTCACCGTTCTCTATATTCGCTGTAAGTGATAGAGGGGCAAAGGAAACAATGCAAGCAGAGAGGGATGCTCTCTTAGCAGAGAATACACCTGAGTCTTTAGAGGCTTACCGTAGTATCCGTAGGAAGTCACCTTTCAGATGGGCAGAGTGTTGGTTAGGTTCTTCGGGTAACGTAGGCTATAACCTTGAGATAGTAGATAAGAGGCTTTCAGAGATTAATAAGGATAAGTCGTTTAATAAACCACCGTACAGGACAGGGTATTTTTATAGAGAACATAATCAGCCACAGGGACGAGTGTTTTGGATGGATGATCCCGAAAGAGTAAAATTTAGGATGTCTATTCTCTTACCGGAAAACTTAACCAACCAAAGAGAACCTATTGAGATGTGGGATGCTCTAAGTCAGAAAGTAGTACAGGGATGGAAACCTATTAATGGGAATAGATTTACGCTTGGTTGTGACCCGTTCAGAAATCTTTCCGCAGTAGACGCTAAACATATAGGCAAGATAGGAGGGGCAGCGTCTAACTCCCGACAGTCCGATGGAGGCATAGCAGTTCTTTGGGAACACGACCCCGATATAGACAAGGGAGGGAACAAGAAAGAGTGGGAGTCTTTTAGATGTGTCTGTACGTACAGGTATAGGACATCAACGCAGGAAGAGTACTTTCAAGATGTAATCATGTGTGCTCAATACTTTGGGGCAATGATATATCCCGAACAGAACGTAGAAGCGTTCCTTAAGTTTCTCTTTGATTCAGGCATGGGTGGGTATGGGCTATATGACATAGATATTCAGACAGGAAAGTTAAAATCTTTGCCGGGAAGGTATAACTCTACGCAGACCAACCAAGACATGGTACGAGAGATTAAAGACTATGTGGAGATGAGGGGACATAAGGAGAACCATGACGACTTGCTTAACGAGATAAAATCATTCAAGGGGGTTGAAGATTTCACTAGACTTGACCTTAAAACAGCATTTGGGATGGCATTGCTTGGAAGTAAGTCACGATACAGAGAGTTGTTAGCAAATCAAGAGACAGGTAGTTTTGACATAGACGGACTTTTCTAAAAATAATTCAAAATAAATTTGCATATCTCAAATATTTGCTTACCTTTGTGTCATTAATGAGTACTAACAATTAAAAACGGAGGTTATATGCGAACGTAAAACCAATACAATCGCTAAATGGCAAAGAAAGAAACCCAAAAAGTAAAGGGTTGTAAAAAGGCAGGAAGGAATAAAAGACCTCCAAATTCTGCCATGAGTGCTTATGTCAGAGGAAAAATAACCTTTGAGTCGTATCAGAAGCAAACAAAAAAGTAAGAAGTAGCCTCCTTTAAATCAAGGGGGCTATTTTCATTTTTAACGGTATCGCAAATTATTAATACCTTTGTAGAAATTAATACATTCAGGATGTTTCCCGTATTACAAGCGTACAAAGATAAAGAGTGGTCAGCACCCAAGCAGGGGATAAACCCCGCAGAGAAACAAGCAGAGTATCATAGACAGCAATCGCAGTTCATATACAGCTTATTTGCAAGGAATAAATGTGCTTTCACAATAGATTCTTATTCTCATTTCGAGAAGTTAAGACTGTATAGTATCGGGAAACAAGATGTAGAGCAATATAAGACTACTTTAGCAGGCGATACACTAAACAATGGTAGTTCAACCGTTGCAGTAGATTCATTTGATAGTACTCCGCTTAGTCGAATTAGTCGTAAAGAAGGATGGCTCAATACAATGTTTGAGAATATCTCGCCTGCACCCGTAATTCTTTCGGCATTACATGGGCAGTTCGACAAGTTAGACTTTGATTTGTATTGTAATGTGATAGACCCTGAGAGCAAAGACCTTGAGGAGAATGAAGCATATCTTAAATTCTTCGAGGGGCAGAACCTTGATTGGCAGAACGAATACAAAAAGAACGCAGGCATACCCATAGACGAGAACACCTACTATCCTAAGTCAGTACAGGAGTTTGAGATGTTCAAGGCACAGGACGGCTTTAAGTTGAATGTGGCTAAGAGCATGCAGAAAATACTCAGACACTCGTTCACTCTTAGACCGGGGGCATGGGACACCGTTACACGCAAGAAAGTAGTTGATGATTTAATATGTATTAAGTACGGTGCGGTAAGAGATTACTTTGATGCAGAAGATAATAAGTTCAAGCAGAAATGGATTGACCCCGCAAGGTTAGTAATGCAGTTCTCAAATGAGTACGACTACAACGATTCTGAGTACGCAGGATATTTTAGCCTTTGGACGGTCTCTAACCTCAAGCAGAAGTTTACTCCCGAACAAGTACCCGAAGATCAGTGGTACAGTCTTGCTAAAGGCGCATTAGGACAGTATGGCAACCCATCGGGCGACTGGGAGAGTCGGTATTCGGCTTTAGACCCTTCAACTAAAACTTATGGTTACGATGGTTTTAAAGTACCAGTGTTTGAGACTGAGTGGATTGACGCAGACATCACCAAGAGGAAATACTACACAGACAGATACGGTAGACAGCAGGTAAAGGACTTATCCTTTGAGGACACGGAAAAGAGTACAGCAAAGAGTAAGGTTAAGAACATATCAGTTAGATTAGTTAGACAATGTAATTGGGTAATAGGTACAGACTATTGCTTTGATTGGGGTGTGCTTAAGATGGCATCCCGCAAGGGCTATTCTAAGCCTCAATTGACCTTCCACGTCGAGCAGTTACTTCAGCCGTCTATCATGGAACAGTTAGTGCCTATCTTAGATCAGATAGAACTAAACTTCTTAAGGTATCAGAACAGCCTTGCCAAGATGGTAGAGAACGGGTATGCTATTAATACCACTATGCTCGGTAATGTTACCCTTGGAGGCAATAAGCTAAAACCCGCAGAGGTAATCAAGCTATTCAA